ACAAAAAAGATGTATCAATTATTTAAAGATAAATACAAAGGCAAAGCACGTCAAAAATATGCTGAGTGCTACCATCTTTTAAAACTCAGAACGGAATGATTCGATTTGTATATGACCTAGACATAGTTCTGGAAGCAATAGAAAACAAAGACTATAAAGACGCAGTAGCAATGATTAAAGACATACAGGAAGATTTAAGAATATTAGCATTATTATAAAAAAAACAGTTAATTAAATTGTTTATAACAAAAAAAGAATTATATTGCAGAACATTAATAATAACAAAAACAAAACAAAATGAAAACAACAGAAATTAAAAGAGGACAGTTCAACGCTTATTATCCAATAAGTAATTTAAAAATGGCAAAAGTAAACAGAGATGTTTTACTTAAACATTCAGAAAACTTTAAAGAAAAATTAAATGAGTTCGGATGGATGATGCCTATTGTTATATCAAGTGATGGCGATATAATAGAAGGACACCACAGAGTCGTATCTTCAAGACTTTTAAAGCAAACAACAGTACCCGCTTACATTGTTGATTGGGTTGACACCAATAAAGGTAAAGAGCATTTAAACGCTATTATAAGCCTAAACAACGGAAACAAAGCCTGGACTACTTTAGACTACTTAAAAGCATTTTCAAAAGACAATGAACAATATGCTAAAGTTTACGATGCATTCCTTAAAAACAGAAACAACGTATCCGCTGGTAATGTGGTAAACAGTTTCTTTGGGAGAGACTCTAAGAATTTTAAAAAAGGTAAATCTATTATAAAGGATGAAAAATTTTCTTTATACTTATTGGAAAAAATATCCAACTTAGTTAATGATTACGGTAAAAGCAATGTTCAAGCGTATTGTGTGAGGGAAATGATTAACATAGGATTTTCAAAGGCGTTTCAAGATTATAAAGCTATGGATTATTTATTTACAGAGTATGGAAGATTAGCTAAACTTGAACACCCAGCAGCTACTTCAATATCAAGATTTAAACCGTTAATGGAAGTTGAATTAAAACATTTTTATAAAAAATAATATGCGAGCTACTTATTTACATTACGAAAACGGCAAAGGCTATGACGTAATAGACTTTATAAAAGATTACAACCTAAATTTTAATAGGGGGAATATAATCAAATACATAACCAGAGCACCAAACAAAGGAACGGAGCTGCAAGACTTAGAAAAAGCTGCCGACTACCTTAAACGTGAAATAGAATATATGAGGGAACAACAACAACAATGGATAGAAAAGAACAAATAGAATACTATAAAGATATGGAACAAAAAGAACTAGAACACCAAGAAGGTGTAAGAGGGGTGCACGATGAACCAACAGACTCAATCACGCCTAAACATTTAAATTATCTAAAGTGTGTATTAATTAGCCAATTACTACTAGAGGCAAACGATGAACTAAAAGGCAGCGTTGGATTCAAACAAAACGTAAAGCTGCAAGTGAACAAAACGTCTAAACTATTGGAAGGAATATATCAAGAAGGGTTTAACACTGTTTACGGCAATAACCCTGAAATGTGTACCAATGTATTAAATAAAATAGATAGCTTAATACACAGCATTAAAACAGCTTCTATTGATGAACTGGTAATGATTGAAGCACTTGTAAAACAATACAAGGAAAACAAAGACGAAATAAATAAAACACAAATAACTGAATTCACTAAACTAGATTAGGATGTATATAAACATAGAGATAAAAAACACAGACCAAAAGGACTATTTTAAATTTTTAATAAACGGTTTAGACTTAGGGACTTGGGAACGCTCAGACCTTAGACACTTAATAGAAACCATAGACAATAAGATATGATAAATTTAGATTACGCTAAGATTAGCGACGTAGAAGTAGACGGAATAGACACCGCAGATTACCCAGATTTCTGTGATGCATTTATCTCATATGCAGAATATGATGGTAGAGAAATGACAGACGAGGAATTAGACACATTAAATGAAGATAGTGATTTTGTTTACAGTGCAGTAGAATCACACTTATATTAATATATAAATTATGGAAGACGAAGAATTTAACTTTGATGATTTTATGGAAGACAGTAACCGTGATTTTGAGATAAAACTAGAGGAATATCGAGATAAGATGATGTCGATTGCAATAGAAGATAACTTTTCTAATATATCTAAGAATGGTATAAATGAATGGCACTTAAGACATATGAATTCTGATGAATTGATAAGCCTTAAAGTTACATTCAATATGATGGTTTCGTATTTTGAAGAAAGAGAAGATTATGAGAAGTGTGCACTTGTACATAAGTATCATGAAATTATTGACACTATTATTTTACAGAAGTCTGATATATAGTACATGAAGCACATTAAATTATATGAAGAGTTTAGAGAAGATTTAAAAAATGAAGATCCTCTTTTAATTAACATTAGACATTTTAACGGAACTATTAAGAGTCTACAGGATTGGTTGAGTGCAAAGATTGGTGAAACTAATCCTTATAAAGATACTGTCATGGTTAATGGTCCACATAAAGGTGAGAAAGATAATTCTCTGCCATACCAAGATTTTCAAAATGGTAAGTCAGATTTAATAAAGAACAGACATGGAAGATAAAACAGCAAAAGAGCTAATCATACAACTTAAAAGAATAGCTGACGCATTAGATACATCTAATAAACAAAAAGATGTTTCAGAAAAAAGAACTATTGTTTTAGAAAAATTACAAGAGAAAAACTTAAGAGCTGATCTTAGAGAAAAGCTAAAAATTGATATCGATCCGGAAAAAGTAATACGCACTTCACCTAGATTAGAATCAGATGGATCCATATAGTATATTAGGCGTTGATAAAACTTCTCAACAAACTGACATTAAAAAGGCTTATCGTAAATTAGCCAAAGAATACCACCCTGACAAGAATGGTGGTGATGACAAAAAATTCAAAGAAATAGCTGACGCGTATGAAAAAATAGGAGATGAAACTTCTAGACAAAAACACGACTCTACTTCTAATTTCCAAAATTTCAATGGCTTTAATCAAGATATGAACATGTCAGATATGTTTAATCAGGTTTTTGGCAATGCATTCAATCCTAAGCAATCTAATAAAGGTTTAGATTTAAGATTAGAACTACATATAAGTTTTGACGAAGCATATTCAGGTACATCTAAGCAGCTTACAGTGAATGGCCATGATATTAAGATAGACTTTAAACCAGGTTTAAAAACAGGTATGAAACTAAGGGTATCTGGAAAAGGTCAACCCCATCAATATAATAGTACATTACCCAATGGAGATCTAATAATTAATATACATGTAATGCATCATACTGAATGGGTCTTACAAAACAATGATATTTGGATAGAATTAAATATGTCATGGTTTGACATAATGTTGGGTACTAAAGTTAGCGTAAACACGCCAGATGGTCAAATATTTATTAACATACCTACTAATAGTTACCCTGGAAAAACTCTCAGAATCAAAGATCGTGGATATCCAATATATGGCTCTGATAAAAAAGGTGCACTTTTATGTAAATTAAATGCCAAATATTCTGAACTTAATGATGAACAACTAGAATATATAGAGAAAGCAAAGAATTCTAATTATGATGGATAACTTTTTCTCTGGAGACAGAAATAGACGATGGATTAAAATAATAGACGGTATACTTGTCAACGACGAGGATATGTTTTATAATGCACTATATATGGCAATGACGAGCCATCCTAGTTATGTTATAACATCTGATCTAGAGGATGATAGAAAGGAGACTATATTAAACACTATGTTAACATATTTTGAGGGCAAAGAAGAATTTGAAAAATGTGTTACCATCTATAATATTAAAAAACAACTTAAAAAGACATGTTAATAATACCAGTAGATAATAATAATATTGAGAAAGCATTAAAGCAATATAAAAGAAAGGTCATTAAGACTAAACAATTAAAAAAAATAAGAGATCGTAAAGATTTCACTAAACCATCAGCCGAGAAACGCCTACAACTACAAAAGGCAAAGTACGTAAATCGTAGTAATCAAACCGATTAATATATTAATAAAATATCTTATTATTTTGACATTTTTTAAAATACAATAGATATAGTAATCATTAATATATACAAACTAGAGGTATTAAACCTCTTAAAAAATAAGATAACGTACATGGCAGGTTTCATATCCAATTCGGATAAAGATAGTTTAATGAGAGCTAGTTATTATCAAATAACTAGAAACTTCACCAAAACAGTAAATCGTTTTATAGCATTCAAGGACAGCGACAGAATCGTTGAGATCCCACATGGCATCAAGCAACGTAGTAAGTTTATTGATTTAATGATTAAGTATTTTGAATCACTTGAAGAGTATGAGAAATGTACAAAGCTAGTAAAACTAAAGGAGCTTGTCATAATGGCAGGCGATTAATTTAAAAATAAACATTTAAATGAGCAGAGGAACAGAAAAGCAAACAAGACAAAGTAAAGGCGGAACAATTGAGTCCGGTTTAAAACGAGTTACACTTAGACAATCCCAACACAAATACGTAAAACAAATAGAAGAGAACGATATTACATTTTGTTATGGTCCTGCAGGGACTTCAAAAACATTTACAGCATGTTACGTCGCATTAAAATTATTACAAGAAAAAAAGATTAAAGAAATTATCCTTTGTAAACCGATACAAGAAGCAGGTGAAAAATTAGGATTTTTACCAGGAACTAAAGAAGAAAAGATTGATCCTTATATGAATTCGTATATTTCGAATATCACTAAAATAATAGGAGGTCAACAGGCAAAATATTTGTTTGATAGTAGAACAATCAGATTTGAACCTCTTGCATATATGAGAGGTGACACATTCGATGACGCTCTTATGGTATTAGACGAAGCACAAAATGCAACCTTTAAACAGTTGATGTTATTCGTAACCAGAATGGGTAAATCAAGTAAAGTGGTTGTAACAGGTGATGTGAGCCAACATGATATATCTAGACAACATGTGAGCCTACCTAATTTCATAGATATTATGAAAGGTGTTAAAGG